TTAAAAGCAAAGACTTCAGAAAATACTGGGATGACCAAAAGAATAAATGTAGAGTAGGTTGCATCTTTATCAACAACGGTAAGACATGGTATTTACCACGGGATTACTACATGTGGTTAAATTTTCTGCCAATCTACGATAAGCAAAAAAAGAGATTTGATTTCCCGGATGTACGCGATGGTCAGTATCATATGGCCCTGTATGAAATACTAGCTGAGTTACATTATAAACATGCTACTTTACTTAAGAAACGTCAAATGGCTTCCTCTTATTACCATATGGGTAAGTTCATCAATCAAATTTGGTTTGAACCAGGGGTTATCTTAAAGCTTGGTGCGTCACTTAAAGATTACATTGGTCTAGAAGGGTCATGGAAATTCCTAGATGAATACAAAGCATTCTTAAACTCTAAGACAGCATGGTACCGTCCAATGAATCCGGGTAAGGTATTAACTTGGCAGCAAAAAATTGAGGTAGTAGATAATGGTCGTAAGATGGAAAGAGGTCTTAAAGGCATGTTACAAGGTATGTCTTTTGAGCAATCTGATACAAAAGGTGTAGGGGGTCCGTGTACATACTTCTTCTATGAAGAGGCAGGCATTGCTCCAAAAATGGATATTACATTTGAGTATATCCGTCCAGCAATGCAGTCAGGACAAATCACTACAGGAATGTTTATTGCTGCGGGATCTGTAGGAGATTTATCACAATGTAATCCACTTAAAGATTTTACATTACATCCAGATGCCAATGGTATTTATGCTGTAGAACATAACTTAATGGATGAGAACTGGGCCTTTGGAAGAACAGGACTCTTCATACCAGAACAATGGATGATGCCACCATGTATAGATAAATATGGTAATTCAGAAATAGAAAAAGCACTGGAGATGATTTATGAGATTCGTACTGAATGGGAAAAGAATCTTACTCCAGAAAAATACAAGCTGCGTATATCACAGCATCCAATTAACATCAAAGAAGCATTTGATTTCCGTGAAGATTCTAAATTCCCTCTTGTACTTGTAGGGGCACAGAAAAAAAGAATTGAAGACAAAGAATATCCAGTAGAGTATGTTGATTTAAAGAGAGATGTCAATGGAAAGGTCTTTGCAGAGAAATCAAGAAAGATACCTATAACTGAATTCCCTGTAGATAAGAAAAGACTAGATAAATCTGGTGTAGTGGTCATTTATGAAAGACCTGACCCTACAGCACGCTGGGCAACCTATATTGGATCAGTCGATCCAGTCAGTGAAGGTAAGACAACAACATCAGAATCTCTATGCTCTATTTACATTTACAAAAATGCAGTAGAGGTTACTAAAGTGCATGAAGATGGTAGAATAGAAAACTACTTAGAAGGAGAAGGTGTAGTAGCTTCTTGGTGTGGACGTTTTGATGATATAAATGAAACTCATGAAAGATTAGAAATGCTCATTGAGTTTTACAATGCATGGACATTGGTAGAGAATAACATCTCACTATTTATCCGTCACATGATTGAAAAGAACAAACAAAAGTATCTAATACCAAAAAATCAAATTGTATTCCTTAAAGAAGCTGGATCTAACAAAACTGTATACTCAGATTATGGATGGAAGAATACAGGAACACTATTTAAAAATCACTTACTAAGTTATTTGATTGAGTGGTTGAAAGAAGTAATTGATCATGGCACTGAAGAAGATGGTACAATAATAAATAAAAAGTTTGGTATTGAAAGACTACCAGATTACATGGCTTTAATAGAAATGCAAAACTATCAAGCAGGTGTCAATGTGGATAGATTAGTGGCTCTTGCTGCTCTAATAGGATTTGTAAAGGTACAACAAGCTAATGTTGGATACTCTAAACGAGTAGATAAAGCCTCCAATAACTTGGAAAAGTCAGAAAATTTGTATAAATTAAAGAATAGCCCTTTTAGACATATGGGAAATAACACTCCCCATAAAGATCATAAAAGGTTTACTAAAAACCCATTTAGAAACATAAGATAATGGAAATATATAACGGAATGCAGCTTCGGAGTGGTAAGAAGGCGGAATATAACCGCCTTGGTAGTATCACTCAACCTCTTCAATTTTTACCGGAAAAAGAAAAAAATACTGAATGGGCAGCATGGAACTTAGACTGGTTAGAATGGAATGGACTCAAACAGATACGTAGAAATGCGCGTAGGTTAATGAAAAACTATAAACTTGCTGAAGGTTTAATTGACAGAACAGATTATGTTGTTGAAGCTGATAATGAGTACCGAGATATTGTGGAAACATTAGCCTCTGACGATGCTACAGCATTAGAGCTTAAGTTTTATCCTATTGTTCCAAATGTGGTTAAAGTACTTACAGCAGAGTTTGCTAAAAGAAATAAGAGAGTAACCTTCAGAGCTGTAGACGAATATACATACAATGAAATCCTAACTAACAAGCTGGCAGACATTGAAGATGTTCTTGTAAAACAAGCAGAACAAAAGCTTGTTTCAAAAATGATTGAAATGGGTGCTGATCCTAACAGTGAGGAATTTCAACAACAAACAAGTCCTGAAAACATTAAATCTCTACCTGAGATACAAGATTTTTACAATAAGAGTTATAGTACATTATGTGAGCAGTGGGCTTCTAAACAACACATCATTGATGAAGAAAGATTCAAGATGGATGAACTTGAAGAACGCGCCTTTAAAGAAATGCTCATTACTGACCGTGAGTTTTGGCATTTTCAAATGCTTGAAGATGACTATAACATTGAATTATGGAATCCAGTTCTTACATTCTACCATAAATCTCCAGATGTAAGATACATATCTCAAGGTAACTGGGTTGGTAAAATTGAGATGATGTCAGTTGCAGATGTAATTGATAAGTACGGTTGGGTAATGAGTCAAGACCAATTAGAATCTCTTGAAGCAATTTATCCTGTAAGATCTGCTGGATATCCTATACAAGGTTATCAAAATGATGGTACATACTATGATGCCACTAAGTCCCATGAATGGAATACAAATAGACCGTCATTAGAATACCGTCAATTTACATCCATGTATACTAACTTTGTTTACAATGGAGGTGATATCATCAACTGGATCCTAGGTGAATCAGAAGATTATTTTGATATGGGTAGTGCCCATTTACTACGCGTAACAACTTGCTATTGGAAATCTCAACGCAAGTTAGGTCATCTTACAAAAATTAGTGAGAACGGGGAAGTAATAAATGAGATTATTGATGAAACTTATGCAGTTACAGATAAACCTCTTTATAATACCACGTTTATGAGAAACAAATCCAAAGATAACTTAGTCTTTGGTGAACACATTGACTGGATTTGGATTAATCAAGTTTGGGGTGGTATTAAAATTGGACCAAACATGCCATCATTCTGGGGTATGAATAACCCAGGTGGTATTAACCCAATCTATATGGGGATCATGCAGAACCATATTAAACCAATGAAGTTCCAATTTAAGGGTGATAATACCATGTATGGTTGTAAACTTCCTGTAGAAGGACGTGTGTTTACTGACCGTAACACGCGCTCTGTTTCTCTAGTTGATTTAATGAAACCATTTCAGGTAGCATATAATCTTGTAAATAATCAGATTGCCGACATCCTTGTAGATGAAATTGGTACTGTGATTATGTTAGATCAGAATACCTTACCGCAACACTCATTAGGAGAAGACTGGGGTAAAGGAAACTTAGCTAAAGCATATGTAGCCATGAAAAACTTTGGTATGCTTCCGCTAGATACTTCAATAGCTAATACCGAGAATGCTCTTAACTTTAACCACTTCCAAGTATTAAATCTTGAGCAAACACAACGTATGCTTTCACGTATCCAGTTAGCCAACTTCTTTAAGCAACAAGCATATGAAGTAATTGGTGTAAACCCACAAAGAATGGGTATGCAGATTGGACAAACAGATACAGCTACAGGAATAGAACAAGCAGTAGCTGGGTCATACGCACAAACAGAAATGTACTTTGTACAACACTCTGATCACTTAATGCCGCGCGTACATCAGATGCGTACAGACCTTGCGCAATACTATGCTTCCACTAAGCCATCAATACGTATGCAAGTGTCTACTACACCAGAAGAACGCGTAAACTTTGAGATCAATGGTACAGATCTTCTTATGAGAGATATACATGTATACTGTAATACCAAGGCTAATCATAGATCAATTATAGAACAGATGAAACAACTTGCTGTAAGTAACAATACTGCCGGTGCCTCTATCTACGATCTTGGTAACATAATCCAATCAGACTCCATGGGTACATTAAATAATGTTCTTAAGTCAATTGAGATTAAACAAAAACAAGATGGTGAAGCTAAAATGGCTCATGAAGAGAAAATGAAGCAAATGGATCTTGAAGCTGTTCAACAAGAAAAACAAATGGAAAGAGACTTTAAAGCTCAAGAAGCTGAGAAGGACCGTAGAAAAGATATGCTTGTTGCAGAAATTAAATCTGCAGGATATGGAGCTATGCAGGATATGAATCAAAATGCTCAATCAGATTACATTGATGCCCTTGATTCAATCCAAAAAACTGAACAGTACAAAGATACTATGAGTCTTCAAAGAGAGAAAGAAGTAAACCGCTCTACTCAGTTTCAACAAAAAGCTTCTATTGAAAGAGAAAAACTTCAAGTACAAAAAGAGATTGCTGATAAGCAACTTCAGGTAGCTCAAGAAAATAAAAACAGGTTTGACATTAAAGTGGAAAAACCTAAAAATGAAAAGAAAAAATAACTATAGCCATATAGTGGCAAAATTTTAGAACACACTAGTCAGATAAGCAAATTTAAAATGTTTAAATAGCGTATTTTTGACTATATTATAATTAGATAATCACAAAAACCAACAACATGAGTGATACAACACAAGTAAACACATCCGTTCAGGAAGTAGAATTTGACAACCTGGATGAATTATTAGGAGTAGGGAGTGAAAGTATAATGATTCCAACGGGAGACAATACTGATTCACAGAAGAAACCAAATGTTTTTTCAGATACAACCCCTGACACAACGTTCCTTGACAAGCCTGATGCAGGCAAAGTAGATGCAAGATCCTCGGAAGCTGCAGCAACACCAGCTGCAAAAGAGGAAATAACACTTGAAGATTTAAGTGAACTTCTTGACCAAGCAGGTGAAGAAAACACAAAGAATCTAGGAGGAAGACCATCATTGACTAAAGATGTCATGATTGAAACAGCTAATAAACTTATAGAAAAAGGTTTACTGTTTCCATTTGATGATGGTAAAAAACTAGATGAGTACTCTCAAGCGGATTGGGAAGAGTTACTTGAAGCTAACATCCGTGAGAAAGAAGAAACTGTAAAGGAAGAAGTACCTCAACAGTTTTATAATAGCTTACCTTACGAGTTGCAAAAAGCATATGAGTATGTAGCAAATGGTGGTACTGATATTAAGAATATGTTCAAAGCCTTGGCATCAAGTCAAGAAGTATTTGAATTAGATCCTAATACTGAAGATGGTCAAGAACAGATTGTCAGAACCTATCTTCAAACAACACAGTATGG